AAGTAATTGTTAATGAAACAAATCTTGAATATTTTGTAAGTCTAGGTTATAAGCAAGACAAAGAAGTAAAAGTTAAACCAAAAAAGGAAAATAAAAAATGGCAACACATCACGGAAAAGAAGGTGTAGTTACAGCTGGTGGAACAGCAGTAGGTGAATTAACTTCATTTACTCTTGAAACAACAGGTGACGTTGTAGAGGATACAGCATTAACTGATGCAACTAAATCATTTGTAGCTGGAAGAACATCTTTCTCAGGAACTTTAGAAATGCATTTTGATGAAACAGATACACCACAAACAAGTTTAGTTGCTGGTGCAACAATCGCTTTTATTCTATTACCTGAGGGTAATGCAAGTGGCGACAGAAGCTTTGCTGGTTCAGGAATTGTTACAGGAATGTCTGTGAACAATGCTATGGACGCAGTAGTTTCAAGAACTGTTACGTTTCAAGGTACAGGTGCATTAACAATAGGAACTGTCTAATATTAATATATGTCAGTTATAGATAGAGTTAAAACTCACTTTGAGAATTTAAGAACTATTACTATTGAAGTTGATGAATGGAAAGACGAAAACGGAAATCCATCTGTTTTTTATTCTGAACCTTTAACCTTAGAAGAAAAAAACATTATATTTAAGAAGTCTAATAACTTCCAAGACTTAACTGTTCTTGTTGATTTACTTATAATGAAACTTCAAGTTAAGAACGATAAAGGCGAACATATTAAAGCTTTTAAACCTGAAGATAAATTTGCATTAAGAAAAAAAGCAGATTCTAATGTTATTGCTACTGTTGCAAATCGTATTCTTGCAGATGCTAATTACGAGGAAGCCGAAAAAAAGTAGAAAGCGACCCTGACACGAGGTCGCTATTGGTTGTAGCAGACAGACTCCACATCACAATTCAAGAGGTTTTAGAAATGCCCATAAGCCATTATAATCTTTGGTTAGCTTACTTGAAAAAAGAACAAGATGAGTATAAAACAAGAACATCACTAGCTGAAGCGAAAAGGTTAAAAACATAATGGCACAAAGACTCAATATAGACATAGTAGCACGAGATAAAGCTTCAAGAACAATAAATAGTTTAAGAGGTGGATTATCAAAAATTAAAGGTGCTGTATTTAATCTTCAAAATGCTTTTTTAGGATTAGGTGCTGGATTAGCTGTTAGAAATTTAGTCAATACAGGAAAAGAATTAGAAAATTTACAAGTAAGATTAAAGTTCTTATTAAAAGATGCCAATGAGGGTGCAAAAGCTTTTGATAATATGACTAAGTTTGCATCTAAAGTTCCATTCTCACTTGAACAAATACAAGGTGGTGCTGGAATATTAGCAACAGTTACAGACAACGCAAGAGATTTACAAAATATGTTAGAGATAACAGGTAATGTTGCATCAGTTACAGGATTAGATTTTAGAACAACAGCAGAACAAATACAAAGATCATTTAGTGCTGGTATTGGTAGTGCAGATATATTTAGAGAAAAAGGTGTTAGAAATATGCTTGGATTCCAAGCTGGTGCAACAGTATCAATAGAACAAACAGCAGAAGCATTTCAAAAAGTATTTGGTAAGGGTGGAAAATTTGGTAATGCAACAGATGAGTTAGCAAATACATTAGAGGGAACTCTCTCAATGATTGGAGATAAAGTTTTTAACTTTAAGAAAACATTATTAGATGCTGGATTCTTTGCAGAACTTAAAAGACAATTTGGAGATTTAGATAAAACATTAAATCAAAATGCAGATAGTATAGATAGAATAGCAATAGGATTTGGAACTGTATTAGCAAAAGCAGTTGAGGGAATTGCAAATCTATTTAAAACTTTAGCAGATAATATAGATAAAGTAGTTGTTGCTTTTAAATTATTAATAGCAATTAAAATAGTTACATTAATGGTTTCTTTAGGTAAAGCAGTAATGGTTGTTCTTGCTGGTCTTAGAGGTATTGTAGCTTTATCAGGTGTTGGATTAGCTTTAGTTGGTGCTTCAGTTGTAGCAGTTACAGCAACATTTGTTGCTATGAATCACGAAATAGATAAAATTAGTGAGGGCTTATCAGAAGCAATAGACAAAAATATAGAATTTAAAGAATTATTAGCTGGTGCAGATGCCAACGAGGGTTTTGTTGCACCTTTAAAAGAAACATTAAAAAAATTAAAAGACATAAATGTAGAATGTAGAGAAGTACCATCTAAAGTAGAAGCTATGATGAAAAGCTTTGAAGAATTAAATAACACAGCATTAGAAAATTTAAGAAATAAAATTTCAGATATTAGAACTACAATAGTTGAGGGTTTAGATGCTGGTATAAAAAGTTTCTCTAACTCTTTAGCAAGAGCAATTATTTTAGGAGAAGATTTAGGAAAATCATTTAAAAAAATGGTTGCAGATGCTCTTGTTAATACTTTATCTGTATTAATTGAAATTATTATTAGAATGGGAATACAGAAACTATTAGGAATAGAATTAGGAAAAGTAGAAAAGAAACAATTAAACACTATGAAACAAAAAACAGCAGAACTACAAAAACAAGTTGCACTTCAAGCTATATTAGTTGCTATGGGTGGTGGTGGTGGTGGTGGGGGTAATGGTGGATTATTTGGATTCTTTGCAAGTGGTGGTTCAGTACCAAAAAATCAACCTGTTGTCGTAGGAGAGAATGGTGCAGAATTATTTATACCAAACCAAGCTGGTCAAATTACACAATCAGCAAGAGGTACAGGCACAGGAAGTGTTAATGTTAATTTTACAATTAATGCTGTTGATGCAAGTGGAGTAGATAAATTATTAATTGAAAGACGAGGAACAATATCAAGAATCATTAATGAGTCTGTTAATGAGAGAGGAAGAAATAGTATAATATAATGTCAGGTGCTTTCCCAATATCAAATGCAAAATTTGGAACTTTAGGAATAAAGTCAATACAGAATACTCTTATCTCGAAATCAGATAGTGGTAAAAGATTAGTTCGTCAAATAGATGGTCAAAGATTTGCTTTTTCAGTTCAGATTGTTACAGCAACTAGATCAGATGTTTATGGAGAACTAATGGCTTTTATTATGAAACAAAGATCAAGAAAAGAAACATTTACAATTATTCCACCTGAAATACAAAATGCTAGAGGTAATGAAACAGGAACAGTTTTAGTCAATGGTAGTCACGCAGTTGGAGATACAACGATTGCTATGGACGCTCACCACAACGATAATCCACACGCATTTAAAGCTGGTGATTTTATTAAGTTCGCATCACATACTAAAGTTTATATGGTAGTTGCAGATGTACAAGCTTCTAGTAATGCTTCAACAGTAACAATAGAACCACCTCTTATAGCAACAGTAGCAGATGATTCAGTTGTAACTTATGACAATGTTCCTTTTACAGTTTATTTAACTTCTGATATACAAGAGTTCGGTGTAAGTGGTGTGTCTAATGATGGTGCATTATATTACGAATACCAATTTGACGTTGAAGAAGCTTTGTAATGAAATATTTAATTAAGCATTGGGCGACAGTTGATGTTCTAGCTGAAGAATTAGTTGACGAAAAAGATATTAATATCGTCAACAATAATCTAGGCAAATATGAAGAACCATCAGATAAAGCTATCATCAAAGTTTTAAATGTTAAAGTAAATAGGAGAACATACGAAGATGACAAGAAGTCTAACAACAGCAGTAAAGAACGAACTAGCGACTAACAATCTTAGACCTGTTCATCTTATTACAATCGGCTTTAGTACCCCTGTTAATATAACAAATTGTTCTTTTCCATTAACAAGTTCTGTATCAGGTTCTAGTGTTACTTATACTTCATCTAGCTTTATTATGGGTATTTCTGAATTTACAGAAGAAGTAGATATAACAAAAACATCTTTAAAATTAGGATTGTCAGGTGCAGATCAAACTTTTATTTCTACTTGTTTAAGTGAAAATGTTGTGAATGATAGTGTTGTTGTTTATCGTGGTTTCTTAGATAGTTCTAATGCTTTAATAGCAGACCCATTTCTTTTATATGATGGTCAGATAGATACTTTTGAAATATCAGAATCACAAACTGAAAGTAGTTTAATTTTAAATATTACTTCTCATTGGGCTAACTTTGATAAAAAAAGTGGAAGAAAAACAAACTTAACATCATCACAAAGATTCTTTAGTACAGATGTTGGAATGGAGTTTTCAGCACAAACAGTACAAGATATTAAATGGGGTCGATCATAATGAAAAATATTATAGAACTATATCAAAGGTTTTCTAAATATAAGAATAATACTTACCAAGAACTTTATCAGCATATAACACCATCAATGAATCTAAATCAATATAAAGTATTTCAAGATGAACAAGGAACATATGGTTTTGTTAATTGGGCTTTATTAAATGACACAACAGAACAACAATATAAAAAAACAGGTAAGTTAAATAAAGATAAATGGAATACAGGAAATAATGTTTGGTTGTACGATATTATAATTATAAGAAAAGCAAAAGAAGTTATGAGATGGGTTTATCATTATTTTAAAGATTATCTTAATGTTGACGAACCAATTAATTGGTTAAGACTAGATGAAGCAAATAATATTTATAGAGTATCATCTAAATATAAAAGGGAGTTTCATATCTAATGGGTGGTATAGTAGAAAAAGTAGTTGATCCAATAGTAAAAGTATTTAGTAAAGCAATATCTTGGCTAATACCTACACCTGATATTCCTGACTTTAGCCTTAATGAACCTGAAGATTTTGAAACAGGTGTATTACTTAATAAACAATCT